CTCGGCGGTTCCCTCGATTGTGGCCAGCCGTTGCTCGACGGCTTTGAAGCCACTACGAGGTGGTTTTGGCGCGCCGCGCCGCCCCCCCCGGCTTTGGGGGGGGCTTAGGGGGGGTCTTTCTTGTCTTGTCTGGTACTGTCTTGTAGTCGCGCGCGACGTTTCGTCGGGGGTTTCACACCCCGTTTCATGCTGCGTTTCGAAACGCGTTTCAGGTATTCGCATTAGTGGTATGTAATGCGTTTCAGTCGGTGTTTCGAAACGCGTTTCAGTAGGTGTTTCTGGGTGGGCTTGTCCGTTTGGTTTGTCGGGTGGTGGAGCGCCGTTGTGGTTTGCCCTCCAACGCTTGAGACGCTCCCGGTCAACCTCCCTGGTGCGGGCTGATTTGAGCTTCCGATCGTAGGCGTCGAGCACCTGCTCAGCGACCACCGGATGATACCAGCGATTGTCGGCGCACAGCACGAACCCGTGCATGGCAACCGGCCGGTGCCTTGCCCATGCCCGCATATCCTCGCCAAAGTCAGCGAGCATGCAGAGTTCCTCTTCGTCGTTGGGCAAGCTGCCGGCAGGGCATTGCAGCATGGCAGACCAGTACAGCTTGAGCGAGGCAATACCGCCGCGGCCATCCTTGCGGGCAGCCCGATACCAGCTGCTGGTAAACATCCGATGCCCCCAGAGCTGCATCCACTCGAAGCCGCGCAGGTCGCAGTCCGGTGGCGTCAATGGATGCGGCAGATCACTCATGGCCGCTCTCCCAATGTCACCACATAAATCCGCCGCCCACGCCCCACGCCTCGTGTCTCGGTGACCACGCCAGCCTCGTCCAACGCCCGCCTGATCTGCCTCCCGCCTTCACTGCTACTGATACCCAAAAACCTGGCCATCCAGTTCGCCGACGGCACCCGGCAACCCACCTCCAGCTTTGGCAAGATCCACCGGGCGATCTTGTCGCGGTGCGATCGGCCTTCCGGCCTCGAATGTGAATACGAGGTGACCATAGTACGCGCTCCCTTGCTCAGGCCACGGAGCTGCGTTATGAAGGGGGCGTCAGTTGGTTCTTCCCCTTCGGTGGGTGCAACCCCGAAGCCAGTTATGCAGTTACAGTTCGCCCCGGTTCCCGCCGGGGCGTTCTCGTTTGTGGCACGGAATGCGTTGAGTCGGTAGAGGCTCATCGCACGCCCTCCCCCATTGTCACCACCACCACCCACGTCGCGCCGGCGCTCAGCGCCCACGCGCACACCGTCAGGGCAAGGGCGCGGAGCAGGCTCATGCGGCCATGTCCGTGTATGGCCTCAAGGGCACGCCAGCCGCCGCCAGGAACGCCAGCACGGCGGGGAGCGAGTTGCACACCGCGATCTCCATGCCCGCCTCACGCAGCCGCGGGAACTCGTCCTCCTGGCCCACCAGTTCGCGCAGGGAGCCCCGCCGGGTCCGCACGATGCGTGTGCGCGAGAGCTTGCCGCCGCGGCGCTTCAGCTCCACGCCGTAGATGCGGCCACCGAACACGATCTGCACATCCGGCCAGCCGCGTTTAAGGCCCATGCGGGCCAGCTTGGCCGCATAGCGGGGCGGGAGCGGGACGTTTCCGGCCGGAAACGTCGTCCACCGGGCTGGTGGCAGCAACAGCTTGTCGAGCGCGTCCGCCACGCTGGCATGCAGCTCGTCCTCGGGCCGGATCTCCTCCACCAGCCGGTAGCGTGCCGGGGTGCGGATCGCGACGCCCTGGACGCCGCCACCGACGCGCATCGGAGCATCGCTCACCGCCACAGCAGCAGCACCGCGATCAGCGCGTCAGCCAGCAGCCACAGCAGCAGCAACTCCAGCGCGAGCAGCATGCGGTCGCCCTCCAACTTGTCGAGCTGCGCCGCCATCAATCGGCCGCCTCGGGCTGCACATCGGCGCCAACTTCGGCACTGCATCCGGTCGCTCCGTTCGATTGCCGGCTCTCGAGATAGTCGGCCTCGGCGTCCAGCTCGTCGGCCAGGCGGCGCAGACGCACCGCCTCGGCCCGCAGCATCGCCGCGCCGCGCACGCGGAACCGGTTCCACTCGTTGAGCAGCACCGGGCGAATGCCAGCCAACCGGTAGTAGAGCGTATGGACGCGCCAGGGCGTGATGCCGAGCTCGGGCGCGACATCGGCCAGCGACTGGTCCCAGGACAGGCCCCAGCGGCGCCGCGCGCCCACCAGCTTGCGTACCAAGGGGATGGCCAGCTCGGCCAGGTCGTCACAGGAGTTTCGTGGTGACTCGGCCACGACGCTTACGCCACTACGCCAAGCTGCCAGAACGAGCTGAGCGGGAGTCGTCGTGTGAGCAGGCCATTGTGTGTGTGCATACGTTTCCCTCCCTTGGTGCAGGCGTCGTCAAGCGTTCAGGCAGCCTCCGCTGGCTCGCGGCAGGCACAATCATGCGGCTCCCAAAGGTCGGGCCTCAGCAGATGACGTGGGATGCCGGTAATGCGGCTGATGGCCGGAACCCGCTCAGCGGGTATCTGTCGCCACTGCGAGACAGCACCCCGCTCGATCCCGAGTTCCCGAGCGATCAAGGCCCGGAAACCACGGCAGGCGGGGGAGCGCAGCAAGTCCATTCCGGTGAGGACAGCGGGCATCCGACCACGTTAAGCGACCCTAAACGGCTTGGCAAGCCATCAATGTGCGGAAACGCACAATATTTGTGCAGGGAAACTAAACTCGCGTTATGGCATACCAAGGGTATGACCATTGGCGAACGAATCGCGGCTGCCAGGACGAATGCAGGGCTATCCCAACAGGATGTGGCCAGGGCGTTGGGCGAAGCGCGGTTAATCAGTGGGAAAGCGGCACGACCAAGCCCTCGATCACGAGGCGGGCACAGCTCGCCGTCCTGCTGGATATGCGGATAACCGACCTGATCCCCGGCATGCCGGTGGACGAAATCACAGAGGCAATAGCTCAGATAATTCGAGCAGTGCCGCCAGACAAGCAGGCAGGACTTGTGCTGATGATCGAGCATACCGCAAGGTTACTCGCTGATCCTCCCCCAGACCTACCACCGGATAGCCCAGCGCCTCGACGAACAAGGAAGAAGCAGCATTCCTAGCCTCGTTTAGCCGGTCTAACCTGATTTTGGCTGCATCCCACATTTCCGCTTGCACACCCTGTTCAGGGTCGCTAAACTTACCTCCGTCAATTGATGACGTGAGGATTTGGTTATGGACGGCGGCGGCACGTATCGGCACGACGGCCTCCTTTCCCCTTATCGTCGGTGTCCCGTCCAAGGGGGCCGAACCGATCTTGCGTCCCTGACGCCCGCCGAGAGCCAGCGTCATCACATCGTAATCGCGAGAACTCTGGCCGCAACACTTCAATCGCCAGTTGCTCCTGTTGCTGCCACCTCGCAGCGTCAACCATCCGTTACTGAAGCGGTAGAATCCCATCATTGTCAGCAGGATACATCGGATTTCTCCGATTGCGCTGCATCCACAGTAAAATATCGTTGGAGAACAAACGATGCCCCGGCGACCACGCCCCGTCACGTATGCGGAGGCGATGGCCGCCCTGCTGGACGCCTACCTGTCGGTGCTGAGCCTGCTGGAACTGCGCCTCGGTGCGCAGACCCGCGAGCGCCTGGAGCTGCTGCGGGATCGGCTGGCGCTGGTGGCGAGGCGCGACAACGGCCGGCGATAAGCCGGAGCTGGCAGCAATCCCGGAGGGCGGCATGAGCGACGACCCGGTGGTCGCACTCGAAGCGGCGATGGCGATGACGCGCAAGATCAACCGCAAGGTCGATGAGCTGCTGGCCCCCCTCGAACGCGAGATGACGATCATGCAGTGGCCTGCCGAATATCGCGCGATCATGTGGGAAGCGGTCCTGCTCGGTGCCAAGCAACGCATGGAAGACGTAGCCAGCGAGGCGGCGCCATGACCGGCACCGGCACCTGCCCCGATCTGCTCGCGGCGCTGAAGCTGCGCCAGCGAGATCTCGAGCTTGATGCGGTCGCGGTGAAAAGCCGCATCGAGGAGGTGGCCGAGCTGATCGCCATGCTCGAGCATCCGCAGCGCAAGCGCGGCCGCCCACCGGGACCGCGGGCCGTATTCACCCCCCGCCGTGTCACCCCCTCCGACCCGCCGCTGCATGTCGCCGGCGCAAACCACCAGCCGCCAGACGATGACGAACTGCCGTTCCAGTCAGACGTCTCCGGCGCGTAACAGGGAGACCACACCATGATTTCCGACGACTACCAGAACCTGGCTGACCGCATCGCCGGATACGCCAACCGCCTCGAGCCCATCATGCCGAGCGTCGCAAAGCACATCGCCGCCAACCTGCTGGCCCTGGCCGAGCAGGTGAAGCACCTGGAGAACGTGCCGCTGCGGCTGGACTCGCCCGAGGTGCGGCTGGGCTTCCACAAGCTGCTCCGGGAGCGCCACGATGCCGAGTAAGCTGCCCAGCTCCCACGCCATCCAGAACGCCATGGTGGCGGCTCAGCGCGCTATCAGCGAACTGCCTGACGACGGCGACAACGTCCTCTTGCTCAACACGATCGAAGGGGAATCGGATGTGCTTGAGGTGCTCGACCGCGTGATAGAGCACGCCATTGCCGACGCTAAGCTGGTCGAGCTTGCGCGCGAGCGGGCCAAACGCATCGAGGAACGCGCTAAGCGAACCCGCAACGTCGCGCTGCAGATTATCGAAGCGCTGGGCGTGTCGCCGCTAGAGCGCCCCGTATATACGGCATCTGTCAGCTATCACCGCGAGTTAGGCTCGCTCGATGAGAGCACACTGCCGGCAGAGTTCTGGCGTCACGCCCCGGACAAGGTGGCGATCACCAAGGCCCTGCGCGCCGGCAAGGAAATCCCCGGCGCCTCGCTCGGCAACGACCAGCCTAGATTGACCCTGAGGACCGCCTGACATGAACGAGATTGCCCCCGTTAACAGCACCGCTCTAATGAGCTTCATCGAGCGCGCCGCCATAAACCCAGACTTCGACGTGCAGAAGTTTGGCGAATTGCTACGGATGCAACGCGAGATGGAACACGACCAGGCACGCCGCGCATTCAACCAAGCTATGGCGATAACGCAGGCTGACATGCCGCCGGTCGTTCGCAGTGCCACCAACAAGCACCTGAACAACAAGTACGCCAAGCTTGAGGATGTCGACCGGGAGATGCGCCCGATCTACACGGCGCACGGCTTCAGTGTTCGCTTCGGATCGGCGCCTGCTCCCGAGGGATACATCCGCATCACCTGCACGGTGGCGCATGCGTCTGGCTATTTCGAGGAGAACTACCTGGACGCGCCGACCAACAACGTTGGCTCGCAGGGTGGCAGAACGGCCACAACTGGCGTGCAGGCGGTAGGTTCAGCGGTCACATACTTGAGGCGCTATCTCTTGGGCATGGTGTTCAACATCGTCCTGGCAGACGACGACGATGACGGTGAGGGCATGCGCTCTCAGCCAGCCTCCACGCCACGCTACCAGCGCAAGGTAGATCCAACGCCCTATGAGGCTGGCCAGCGCGAGACAGACGAGGAGAGATGGAAGCGCAACCTGCTGGCCAAGCTGGCATCGGCGCAATCGCGGGCCGATGTCGTCGCGGTCGGTGCCCTGAAATCGGTCCATGCTGCGCAGAACTCCGGCATACCGGAACTGAGCATGTGGGTCACAAAAGCGCTGAACGACGCCTTCGCCAGGTTCCCAGCCGACGAGACAGAGGCCGTAGACGACGACCTGGACGAGGTCGCGATCGCTGGGGAGGAGAAGCTCGCGGCGGGCTGACGGCGCTGATATAATTCGGGCTGGCGCAGCCCTCGGAAGCCGCGCCAGCCCAGAACGCCACGCCGACTTGCCCAACCGACGCAGCGTCTCTCACCGGGCATAGCACGAACGGGATTGCCCAATGAGTGACACAACCAATGATCTGCTGCCCCGCGTCGCGATCCTGGAGCATATCGCTAAGGCGACGCTGGCCACCATGGAGCGGCTCGATCGCCGCCTGGACACCATCGAGGCGATCCAGCGCACGCAGTTCCTATGGCTGCTCGGTGCCTTCGGAGCGGGCTATCTGTCGCTGGCGGTGATGATGCTCGCCCTGCTCGGCGTCATGGCGCACGGCTTCCACTGGCTATGAGCGTCGCCTCATCCACTGTGATCGGATCGATGTGATGGAAATCCTCATTAGCCTCAGCGTCCTCGGCATCGGCCTGTTGCTGTTGGCGGTGATTATCGGAGGCCCTGCTTGGGTGGTGTATCAAGCCTGCACCGGCCCTGATCGACCGATGGAGAGGATCTTGGCGATCGAGGCTCACTACCGCGCCATCGCGCAGTTCAAGCTTGCCCAGCGCCGCGCACGCCGTCCGGTAGCCCCCTACTGCTGACCCAGCAGCCCCTGTTGCCGCCTCGGTGGTGGCTGGGCTGCCTGGATCGCTCCGGTGATGCCAGCCGGCACCCGCACCCACGGCGTTAGCTGCCGGTTCTGCACATTCCCCAGCGCGTTAAAGAACTCGTTACTCTGGCCGCCGCTAAACAGCAGCTTGGCAATCGCGGTGCGCACCGGGTTGGTGTCGAGCGGGGTCGCCCCTCCCTGGCTCGCGATAAGCGTGCCTGCTGCTGCCACCGGATGCCCGGCCGCCGCCAGCATGAGAGGCGCCGAGTAGTCCACATCCTTGATGTCGGCGCCGAGCGGTGCCGTCCGTGAGCCGCTCAGCACAGCGTTGCGGGTTTGCGCGTATGTCCCCTCGTTCTCCATTGTCGAACGGAACTGGTTGAACGTGGTATCGTCACCGAAGCCCGCAGCGATCTTGTTGCGGATCAGTGTGTTGCCGAAAATCTTCCGCGTTGCATCCGCGCCTTCCTGCGTCGCGTCCACCTTGTCCTTTAGCGCTCGCGCTACGCCCGCGCGGAAGAAGTCCTTATTGCCGTCCGACAGCCCCGCAACCGTGTCGGCCGTCACCTCGGGATCATTGTTCAGGATGTTCCGACCCATCTCCATGGCGTCGCGCGCCTCTGACGGGCCGGCCCAGGCGGCCCGCGCCGCGGCATAGTCGGGGTTGTTCTGGTCAAGGGCTGAGACCCAGGTGCGCCGCAGATCATCGATGGCACGCAGTCTGGGGGTCCAGGCGACTTGCCCGGTAACATCGCTGCGTGCGTCCTCGATCATCGCATCCATGCCGCGCTTGACGGCATCCAGGCTGCGCATGTTCGGCACGCCGACAATGCGCGGATCTCCGTTATCGTCGTATTGGATGGCGGGGTCGGTCGTCGCCAGCGGCGCCTGGCCGCGACCGACGCGGGCCGCGTTCTCAATCCGCTGGATCTCCAAGCCCTGCTTGAGACCTTGCTGAGCCACAGGATCGTCCAGCATCCCCTGGAGGTTGTCGGTCATCCCGGCCGGCTTGCTGAAGGCTTGTTCGTAGAGCGGCGCCGCGTTGGTGGAGCGAAGGTCGGCAAGGTTGTTCATTGTGGCGTGGAAATTCGCCGGATTGCCGGTGGCGGCATTGATCGCGGCATTGATCCGGGTCGGCGCCCCCTCCATGCGCCCTTCGAGGAACTGCGTCGCGATGCCGCGGGCGTTGCCTGGCTGATTGGCGACGCCGGAACCCAGGCCGATGACGTTACCCTTTGGTGGCCCGGTATCGATCAGCGCGCCCTCTGGGCCGAGTGTTGCCAGCGTCGTCTGGGCCTGCGTGGGAGTGACCATGTCGCGGGTAAACGCCTGGGCGATCTTGGCCCGCGCCTGTGCCTCCGCGGCGCTCGGCACCAACCGCGCAGCCACCGCATCCACCGCGGGCTTTCCCAGCAGCTTGGCCAGACCCATGATGCTCGGGATTCCGGCGCCGACGACAGCGCCACCAGCGGCTCCGGAGAGCGGATCGTCCTCGTTCATGCCTGCCCCTGCGGTGCCACCCACGATCGCCCCGCGGCCCCCCTGGCCCAGCACGTCGAGAGCCCGGTGCAATACGCTGGTGCCGAGCGACGATGGGATGACCCGTGTCAGAGCGCCCTCCCCGATCGCCGCGGTGGGGAGAGAGCCGACAATCTCCGAGCCGGTCTGCAGATCGGGGTTGCTGGCCTCGAATTTCGCCTGCGGCTGGGCATTCAATTCCTGTCCTGGGGTGGCAATCGTCCGGTCGAGGCGCGGCGCCAGGCCGAAGCTCAGCCCCTTGGCCATACCGCCGACCACGCCGGCAGCCTTGGCCAAATCCTGCCCGATCGCCGTTGCCCACGGATGGTCGGCACGAGGGGGTGGTGGCGTGTTGGCGACTGCCGTGGTGTCGAAGCCCGCGCCCTCATCCAGCGCCCGCAGGAACGTGCTGGCGCGGCTCCAAATACTGCCGGTTGGCTGTTCCTTGGTCGGCACTTGTTGGAACGATGTCTTGAGGATGCTTGTGGGTTGCGCTGTAGCATTCATGTCCGGATCGGGACTGGTCGGCGTATAGACAGGCGGCGGCGCCACGCGTGGATCGGGCGAAGTGTCGGGAGAGGGCGCAGTATATACGTCGTCCCATGCCATCACTGGTAGACCTTCAGCTTCGTCACGCGCTGCGGGATCGGCCGGCGGTTCGCATCCAGCGCCAGGCTACCGTCCTGGTTCCGTTTCGGCTCCCACGCCTGATAGGGCGCGCCCGGCGCCAGGTTGCGGTTGACGTAGTTGAGATACGCCTGGTGCTCAGCGTCCGGCGCGTTCGCAGATGGTGGCTCTGGCACCACGGGGCCAAGACCGCCACCGGTTACGTTACCGTTCTGATCATACTTGACCGGCGCATTCATGGCTTTGTCGAGGTTGCGGTTGTCGTAGATACGCGGGCTGTTCGGGTTGTTGGGATCAGACTGGCGGCCGAAGTAGGTGCTGGCAAATGAGCGCTCGTCCTGGATGCGCTTCTGATAGGCAATGAGCCGCGCTGCCATTTCATTCTGTGCTTCCGGGGTTTGTAACTGCCCGGGTGTGAACGACTGCAGCTTGTCCATCTCAGCGACGCGTAGCGAGCCGGTGGCTGCCGGCTTCATCTCGATGGAGAGGTAGTTGCGGGCGGCAATCAGCATCTGCGCCGCCGTGGCCTTGGTTGGGTCCACGACGCCCATCTTGGCCAGTATCCCGGTCATGTCGCCCGTGGTGTCGTATTTCGCCAGCAGGCCGCCGATGAAGCCATCCGGCATCTTGCCGATCTGGCCTTGCATCTGTTGCAGGATGGGTATCACACGTCCGGCTTTCTGCGCGTCAGCGGCGCGGTCGTTGAGGTCGGTTTTGGCGATATCCATATCGGCTTTAGCCTGCTCCTGCTGGATCGTGTAGCCAGAAGCTAGTTTTGCCTTCTCGATTTCCGCGTCCCGGTTCCTCTGGTTCTCCGCTGCCGTCTGCGCCAACTCCTGCTGCTTCAGTTGTGCAGCCTGCGCCAACTCATCAGCCTTCAGCTTCGCAGCCTGCGTGAGTTCGTCGGCCTTCAGCTTCGCCTGCTGCTGGCGCTGCTGCTCCTCGCCATACAGCTGCCGCTGGGTGTCCAGCGCATTCTTCTGCGCGGCCTGCTGCAGCTCCAGTGACTTGGCCTGCGCGTCCTGCTGCAGCTTGCTCGCGCGGTCGTTGGCGGTGTTGTAGGCCTCTACCGCCTTGGCCGCCCCGGCATCGTCACCCTTTCGATTCGCTGCCGTAAGTTGCAGCTTGGCCGCAGCCATCGCAGACTGTGCCTCGGCCAGACCGGGCGGTGTCACCGTGTAGTCGGCGGCGTTGATGGCGATCGGATGCTGCGCCTGGAACTGCTCGAACGTCAGCTGCCCGCCGGGCGGGGGTGGTGTGGCGTCCGCTGTCGTGGCCGTCGTGTCGGCAGGGGCCGCCGTAGAGCCGCTGGGAGGCGCCACAGTCTTCCCGGCCACCTGATACGGCGCAGGGGGCGCCTGGGCCGTCTGGCCCCGGTTGGCGGCCGCCAGTTGCACGCCCTTTGCGACATCGGCCGGATTGAGCGTTGCACCACCGCCGCCGCTCTCGTGGGGTTGGGCAGCGAGGATGAACTTCTGCTGCACGGCGGGGTCGGTGAGATCGATCTTGTCGGTCGGCTTGACGCCGAGGGCATTCGCGACATCGGCCGTGTAGCTGGTCAGATCGGCCTTCGGATCGCTGACCCAGCGTTTCACTGCGTCCTGCACCGTGTTGATGCCGTGCTGTGTCTGGTAGAGCGCGAGTTGATCCGCTGTGGCAGCAACGCCGCTCGGAAGATCGGAGAACGTGGCGAAGCGGTTGCCCTGTCCTGGCTGCGCGCCTGGCTGCCCGGCAAAGGTCAGGTTCAGCGGGTTGTTCTGCCGCATGCCGAGGGCGATGCCGCCCCCGCCTGGCTTCCCAGCGCCGCCCGCGGTCCCTGGCACGACGGGGGCATTCGCGAGCAGTGGATTGGGGATGCTCGCCCCGTACTGCATCTGCAGCAGCGGCATCGCCTCCTTGAGCCGCTCCAGCTGCAGCTTCTGCTGCTCCATTTGCCAGTTCTGCTGCGCGCCGAGATAGGACGCCGCCTGCTGCTCGCTGCCAGCTTCGCTCCGCGATGCCCCCTCGAACCCTTGCGCCAGGCCGCCGAACATCGGCTTGCCCGGATAGTAGCCCGAGCCCGCCATCAGCGACGTGCCGAAGTCTCCGAGCGCACGTAGCCCGGCGCGCTCCCGTTGTGCCGGTGACATCGCGTCGGTGGTGGTGCCACCGCCAATGGCCTCGCCCAACAGCGACAGCCAGCCGCGTTTGACCGGTGTGGTGTCGGGCTGCACCGAAGGCAGCGGCGCCTGGAGCAGCGCGAGCTGCTGCCTGATGTAGTCCGACGTTGGATCGGCAGCCGCGGCCGGTGCAGCGCTTGGTGGTGGCGGCGGTGGCGCGTCGGTCTGTGCCAGATCCCAGGTGTCAGGTGTTGCCATATCCGCCCCCTAGAGTCCGAGCAGGCCGCTGGTTTTGCCACCGCCCTGGAGGTTGACCGGGCGTGCGGTCGCCGGGTTGCTGGCGTCCCGCAGCGCCTGCACGCGCGCCATCAGCATCTGGATCAAGGCGTTCATGCTGGCCGGGTTGCCGCTGTAGGCACCGCTGGCGGCCTGTCCCGCCGCTGCCTGCGCGCCGGGGGGTAGGTTGGATACGGCCGGCTTCTGCGCCTGCTGTTGACCGCCAGCCTGCCCCAGCGCCTTGGCAATGGATGTGAAGTCCATGCCGCCGCCAGTTCCTGATCCGCTGCCTGATGAGAGATCCCAAGCCCCAGAGGTATCGCCGCCGCCGCCGAGTGCCGATAGATCCCATGCGCCACTCATCGCTATATCCCCGCGGCCGCGCCGCCGATTGACGCCACCTTGCTGATCAGCCCCAGGTAGCCGCCGATCTGATCCACTGTGGATGGCGTCGTGGTGCCCGTGACGTTCCCCGATGTCTGCCCGGTGCCCGTCGTGGATCCCGTGGTGCCGTAGGGCACGCCGCTGACGGCGGACAGCAGCAGATCGAGGTTCTGGATCGGTTGCTGTTGGCCCGCGTAATACTGCCCCATCTGCGCATTCAGCCCCGCCTGCTGCTGGCTCTGCTGCAGGCCGCCGATGCCGAGCAGGTTCTGTAGATACTGCTGCGGCAGTCCCGAGCCGGTCTGCAACGCGTTGGTGAGATCGGTCTGTCCGTAGCCCGCCATGGCGCTGCCGGCGTTGCCATACATCGACGCCAGATTGCCGGCCGCACCCTCCCCGAGCTGCTGCCGGGTATTGGCGAGGTTGCCCGCCTGGGTCAGCGCCTGGCCGTAGCCGGTGTTCAGCAGGTTGCCGAGGACATTTTGCTCATTGAGCGCACCCTGCGCCTGCGCCATGCCCTCCATGACGCCCTGGCGCGAGCCGCCGAACGCGCCGGCTTGGTTCGCATTCGCGCCTACTTGCTGCAGGTTCTGCGCCAGCGCCTGGCGCCCCAACGCCAGCGTCGGATCGATGACCGATTGCGCGTATGGGCTCATCATGCTCATCGCGTCCTGCGCCACACCCTGCACGCTGGCAGGTCCCTGCCCCGCCCATCCCCCAAGCAGTCCCTGCGCCTGCCCCAGTCCCTGCTGGATGTATTGCTGTTGCTGCGGCAGCGCCATGCCGCTGATCGCGCTGTAGATGTCGCCAGTGGTGCCGCCGATCTGCCGCGCCATCCCCGTCGGGTCTGTGCCGGTGCCGTAGGCAAAGCCCTGCTGTTGGCCGGGCGACAGGTCAGCGACTTGCTGCCCGCCATAGGGGGTGAACAGGTTGGGGTCTTGCGACAGCGTCTGTGCGGTGCCGACAGCTTGCTGCGCCGCGCCGGTCAGCCACGACGGCAGCTGCGTCGACGAGGTGCCGGACGTGTTGCTGGTGCCTTGCTGCGTGGTCTGCTGGCTACCGCCCTTGCTCTTGTAGACGCCACCGAATGCCAGGTGGTCGGGTTGGCCGGCTTCGTTGAATCTCATATCAGCCTCGTTTCATGACGGCGCGGCGGAACAGCGCACCGAGTGGCGACATCACCGCAACCCGGCCGCCAGGCACCGCAGCCGCTGCAGCGCGCACCGCGGCACGCGTGCCGGCCGGGCTGGCGACGCTCTCATGGGCCACCGCCCCCGCCGGCGTGCGCCCCTGCACGACACGCGGGGCCCCTGATGCAATCGCATGCCGCTTGCTCTCGGGGTAGCCGAGCTGCTGCGCCAGATGCCCATCGGTCACCGTGCGCGCCTTGGCGAACTGCTTGGCCTGCGCCGGCGAGTTGGTCACCAGCGTGCCCTCGGGACGCGTGGCCTTTACCAGTCCCGGCGGCAGCGTGCGCGGCACCTTGGTCCCTTTGGCCATGAAGGCCGAGGTCTTGGGACTGCGCGGATCCGCCACCGCGCCGATCTGCGCCGCCACATCGGCCACCGGTTCCGGCAGTGTGCCCAGCAGGCCTTGCGGCTTACGTGCCATGACAGGCACCAAGCATGTGGTATAAACGGGGCGGCACCGGTGTTTCAGCACCGATGCCGTCCCTGACCACGGTCCTATGCGCGAGGAACCAATGGCTGAAACCGAAGATAGCAGAGAGAAACGTCGCGCCTACCTGGCTGCGAACCGGGACGAAATCAACGCGAAAAGACGAGCGCTGCGAGCCAAAAACCACGGAAAGGCACTTGCTAGTAACCGGGCCTGGAAGGCCGCTAACCGCGAAAAGGTTGACGCCAGGGATCAGGCTTATCGGGCAGCGAACCGTGAGATACTTAATGCGAAAAACCGTGCTTATCGTGCAGTCAACGCGGTAAAGGCGAAAGAAGCCATTCGCAGATGGAAGGAGGCGCACCCGGCGCAGTACGCGTTTCTTCACCAAAGAGCGCAGGCGAAACGGCGAAGTGTTCTGTTCCTGCTTAGCTTTGAGCAGTGGTGGGAGATCTGGCAATCTAGCGGCAAATGGGAACAGAGAGGAATTCGCAGCAGCCATTATTGCATGGCCAGATTTGGCGATCGAGGCGCGTATGAGTGCGACAATGTCCGTATTTGTACCGTTCGAGAAAACCACCAAGAATACTTTGATAATCTCGACGCCGAAGCGCGCCGACGCATATCGGAAGGCCAAAAACGCCGTCAAGCTAAAGCCCGTCATAACGCTATCCACTTATAAAAGCTGGGTAGATGTGACTTCCAGCCAGTGGAGGCTGCTACTCGCCCCCAACCAGGGCGCCCTAGGGCGGTTGCCATCGTGCAACCGTTAGCAGTCGCCCAATCGAGAACTTCTCCTTCCAAGGCGAGCACGCTCCGGAGTTCTCCTGCGAGAAGCCAAAAGCTCACGGTTTTCAGTAATGGAAACGTATTTATCTCAGCAATAATAACACCGCCGTCATTCTCGAATAGACAAGCCTCGCCGGCCTTCAGCATGCGCACCACGTCGTCCATGCGGTGCGTTGCGTGGCCGCCGCAGTCCAGCGCCTTCTGCAGCCTGTGTGCCTTCTCGCCCCCGCTCAAACTCATCGCGGCACCTGCTCGGTGTGAAGCACACCGCTCGTATCGACCGAGATTTTCCACGTACTGCCATCCGGCGCCGATAGCCCGATGAACGGAAACACCGTCGCGCCATTGGCGTCAGCCTTGCGGTTGAGTGCGTCAGCGACTTGCGCCAGCCGCTGGTTGATGTCGCCCGAGAGCGGGGCAACGAACGGCGCTGCGGGATGTCGGAGATGCGCGACCATTACCGTTTCCCGGCCTTGGCCAGATCGATGCGGGTGCGACCGACTGAGAACGGCGCATCAGCCGTCGCTTCGAGCCGCATCCGAATGCTGCGCCCCGACACCCGCGTGTCCATCAGCCCGTCATGCACTTGTGTATACAACCCACTGTCGGTCTCGACCGGAGAGCGTGGCTGTTCTTTGGCGAAGAACCGAAACCCGAAGTGGGGGGTCAGCACCGGATCGGTGGTGTCATCGAATACCAGTTGTTTCACGTGAAACCGGATATCCCCCTCGCCCTGGTTGATGGAGCCGCTCTCCACGAACACCTCGCCGGCACTGGCACGTGGCGCCCCGTTGTCGGTCCAGCCGGTCTCGTGCTGATAGAGTGCGCCGCCCGTGCCACCAGGGGCGAGCCCGCCCAGGATCGGGTAGTCCAGCGTGCCGATGCGATCGCCTGCGGTGCGTGCCCGTGTGCCCAGCAGCCAGTAGCCAGCCACCGAACCAGCCTGGCCTGAATAGACGCCGGGCAACACGCCGCTGTAGTTCATGGCGATGTAGCGATTGCATTCGCCAGCGCTATTCTCATCCGGGAAGTCCCACCAGATTTCGGCGTACTGAGGATTGGCCGAGCCGAACAGTCGGCCGATGCTGCCGGGATTGAGGACGCTGAAAAACCAGTTCTTCACATCGCAGCCCAGCACCTGCACGTTGCCGTTGTAGAGCCAGAAGTTCTGCAGGCTCATCCATGCAACGAACCCGCCAGCGCCGGCCACCGCACGCGGCGAGATCGGCCCGCAGCCGGCAGCGATCTGGTTGATGCCGTAGGCGTATGGCGGCCCGACATAGGTCATCAGGTGAACGTCGTTGGTGGTGAACAGCAGGATGCCCGCAGCCACCTTGCAGGCGGTCAGCGCATGGGCGTTGGTGACGAGCTGCTTGCTGCCGGCGAGGTTGGTCACGTCGGGCGTCCAGACCGTCATATCCTCCTGGTCCGACCAGGCGACGGCGCGCGGATCACCGCCGGCGCCATACAGCACCACCTGGCGCTGATCGGTGACGATAACGCCGCGGTTGCCGATGGGCGCATTGAGCACCTGCGTGGCATGTACCGTGGGCGTGGTGGGGTTCCAACTATACAGATGGCCGTCCTGCGTCGGCACCACCACGAGCACCTCACCGAACGTGTCCATGCTCCACCAGTCGGTGATATGGCCGAGGATGCCGGGAGGGCCGATAGCCGAACCGGACGGGCTGCTAATGCCATAGAGGCCATCGCCGTAGAACCCGAGGCCGTAGCCCGAGGGATAGCCGGGAGGCAGGATCGGGGGCGCCCCCGTGGGGGTGATGTCGTAGAGCGCCTGTGTGTCGAAGCAATACGCCCACAGCTTGGTGTCGGTGCCGTAGGCGGCCCAGCGCTGATAGCTGTTGTCGTGCCAGGTGAGGACATCACGCGGGGTATCGGAAACGTTGGTGCCCGTCAGCACGACATTGCCGCCAACCGGCGTCAGCACGCCGCCACGCCAGCGCACATTATTGCTGTCAAACCAGTGCCCCGATGTCGCCTCGGAGGTTGACTGCCTCACGACGCCGGGCGGTGGTGATTGGGTGAGCCTAGGCAAGACGCAGCGCTTCCAGGTCAGACACGCGCGCGAGCAGATCCCGCAGGACATCGCCAACATCCAACCCGCCGGCCAGCAGCACGTTGGTGCCGTGGACGGTGCCGTGGACGCTCAGGTTGCCGAGGTAATCGAGCTTCATAAGCTGAAGCGACGGGCCGTTCCAGGTGATGCCGTTGTCCGCCTCACTGAACGCGATGTTGTAGCCGGTAGCCCACTGCAGGACGCGGTTAGGGGCTGTGCGATAAAGGTCGAAGTCGCTCACCTGGGCTGTCGCGATGGATAGGCCGGCGCTTACGGCAAGACTACCAGGCGGCGATAGCGTCATCGCCTGGGCGCCATTAACAAACCACTGGAACTGCTGGGTGGCCTCCTGCAATCCGAACGAGTTGCCGCCGCTAAACTGCAGCTCGCGGTAAGGGCTGGAGCGCGTAATCCAGAAATCGCTTACGGTCGGATAGTTGAAGTACGTGGTGCCGTTGGTGCCCGTGGTGCCGCTGACATACAGGTTGCCGGTGATCGAGCCACCACCGGTCAGCGGCAGATAGCCGGACGCCAGGTTATGGATGGCGCTGTCTGCCGCGACCCAGTTGGCGTTCAGCTTGCCGCCCCAGGTGTCTTGCGAGGCGCCAACTGTTGGTAAATCGAAACCATAGTTCGGGGTGGTGGTATCGCTCATGGCTACTTGATCCCTGCTGGCGGCTTTCCGGGCCATGGGATGGGCGGCGTCAGCGCGGTCTCGACCGGATCGTCGGCGAGCGAGATCTTCCAGGTGGCGCCTGCGTCGTATGGCATCATGATCAGCCACCCGAGAGGGCCGAGGCCCCTGCGCCTGCCCTGCCAGCCGACCTGTCTGATGTAGTCCTGGCGGTTGCCTTCCGACAGTACGCCTTTGGTGCGCGTTGGCTGCTTGGCATCGAGCACGTAGTAGGGCTTGCCGTCCGCCGCAACCCACTGGGGATTTGGTTGCGCGGTGTTGGACATCGAGCCTGCGAATGTTGCGATGGTTGCCTCCTATGTTCGGTGCTGGCGGTTGGGTTCGATCGGCTGCATGTCCATGTGGGCGGTCCTAGTCGGGCGATCCGCTCATACCAGCCTCACTTGCAGTGCGTTGGCGTTGCGATACATACCGCCAAGGGGCACACCTGCGGCGGCTGCGGCAGCGTCGTTGGCAGCATTGATGGGCAGCGTGCCTGTCCGATGCCCGCCGACCACGTTGTCAAGCACGGTGTCGGATGCCACTGCGATGGTGATAGGCTGATCGCAGACATTACCGATAAAGGTGTTCTGGGAGCCTGCCGTGCCGCTGATCGCACTCGTCATATAAGACGGCGTCCTAAAGTCGTGCATCGTGTTGCCGCTCGCGTTCACCAGAGTGGACGAGAGGATATGCAGCCCGCCGCCCGGCAGACTGGCGCTGCCGATATTGACCGTGGAGTTGCCGGTGATCGTCGTATCAACGGCGTTGGCACCCAGCCCTATCCCATAGGCTGGCGTGACTGTTCCCGCATCATTGGATGACACCATATTGTCGGCGATGATCACCGAGGCAACGTGATCGACGAAAATCCCTGATACAGTTGAGGCGTTGCCTGTGTTGTTGCCATAAACCCGGTTGTTCGCGATCACGATATGGGAATGCACGCCGGGTGCCGATGTATCGACAGCAATACCAGAGCTATAGTTATTGTAAGCAATATTATTGGCTATGATGATGTTCTTGCACACCGCTGGCTGCCCGCTATCAGCATACACGAAAACCCCGACAGCGGAGTTCCTGAAGGTGTTGCCGATCGCACCGCTGTTGGTAATGCCGCCATAGAATGCAAAGCCGAAATCGGTGGTGTTGCCGTCGATCGTGCAGTTGGTAATCCAGCAATCGTCACACCCAGCAGCGAACTCGTTGGCATTGCCGCCGTTCAGCATCTTGAGGTTGTCGAGGCGCACACGGGTTGATTGGCCGATGTTGAAGTTCCAGGCATAGGCGTTACGCAATGTGATGCCGGACACCGACACATTGTCGCAGCTGCCGCCGTTGATCCCGGCCGAGGTGGCGGTCTGCGCTGCTCTATTGCCGTCGATCGTGCCATGCCCGCGCACCGTCACGTTGTTGACGCTTTGCAGCACCAGCACGCCGTTCGAGTTGCCGCCGCGCAGCATGAGCGTGCCGTTGATCAGCAGATCGGTGCCGGATGGCACGACGAGCGGATTAACCATGTAGGGATGGCCGGTATCAGGCACGAACACCGTGGCTTTGCCAGCGTAGGTGTTCAGCACGCTTTGGATTGCAGCGGTATCGTCAGTGATGCCATCGCCCTTGGCGCCGTGATCGAGGACATTGATAATGCTGGCGCCGCTGCCGGCAATCGCCGCGTCCAACGCATCAGCGTTTGCGTTCCACAGGTCGCCCCATGTGCCGATCGCACGGTTGGAGATCGGCTTGAAGAGCGCCAGGTTGGGCGTGGTGGTGTAGTCGCTGCTGCCGCTCATATCCGGCACCTCTCACGGAGAATGACGCTGTGCGCCTGATACGCCCCGCCGGTGAGTGCGATGCGCGCCATTACGCAAGCACCATGGCTCTAGCCTGCGCACTAGCCACAGCCGGAAACGTCGCAGACGACCAAGCCGAGAAACCCGATGGAGGCGTGTATTGCAACGCGCCGGCAGTATCGCGCAGCGTGAAGGCAGCGGCTATGCCGGTGGCGCCGGTCGCGACGGAAAGCGCCATCGGCCATGATGTCGACTGGACAGCGAGCCCGCCTGACGGGGTCGCTGGATTGCCGGGCGTCGAGCTGGCACCGAACCACGAACCGTTGTTCTTATTCCACCAGACGAAGTTGTTGATCGCATCGTAAGCAATACCGATGACATCGCCAGAAACATATGTCAGGCCGATGCTGGTGGCATCGAGGCGATTGCCTGTGGGCAGGAGCATATAGGTATATGCCCGGTTAGTGGCACCCTGCGGGGTGCCCCACGCTGCGACATTGAGCCCAATGGCGACAAAGGTGTTCAACGTCCCTCCCGCGACGATCTCGGCATAAAACTTTCCGTCTCCGGTGACGTGGGTGAGAATACTTCTGGCGCCCTGCGAGACCGTCACTGCGCTGGTGGCGATCGTGTTGGAAGCACTCAGCGTGATGGCGGATGAGTTATCCGGCCCGAAGCCAAACCCTTGGGATGTCGTGCCATCCAGCTCTAGGGCTATCATCAGTCCGTTTGTGCTGGATACTCCGGCAGCGAGCGGATTTGCCGGGGTCGTTACACTCTGACCGCCGTTGGCGAACCATGATGTCGCGCTGCCAACCTGCAGGGTGACATTGATGGCTGTGGTGCAGACGTATCCCACATAATAGTTGGCGCCTCCGGTCAGAGCGAGAGAAGAGACCAACGGCAGCCTGTTGTAATTGGCGTTAAGCGCGGTGATGGCTGAACCGGTCGCAAGAAGCGCGCTGTGGGCGCTGTCATAGATCAGGGCCTTATAGCTCGTGCCGCTCGCGCTGGACGGCATATCGAACAGAATAGCATTTGCCGTACCCCCGCCAGGAGGGGCGGTTATCTGCGTCAGGAAAATCGAGTTAACGCCGGCGCTGCTGCTGCCTCTGGATGTTGGATCAAAGCCGGTAAAGCCCCCGGTCGCCATCAGACGCGGCTCGTTAGTACGGTGATACCCAAATCCGCAAGAGTAGCATCTTGCGTCGGGGCCACGATTTGGAGCACGTCACCTATCGCGAGGCTCCCGCCGGCGCCGGACAGCGTGGCGCTGGTGTTACTCGTGCTTGTGATCGTAACCGTGCCGAGCGCTGTCGTGGTGCCGCCGCTGATCTTGTTGAGCGTGAACACCGAGGACGCGGTCGCTTTCGTCGCGTCATACACCACCGTCCCCGCGAGGCCGCTGGGCACGGTCAGCGCCATAGCCATCGGAATGTTGATGGTCGCCGCCGTGCTGGGCTTGCCGCTGAACGGGAATGCGATCGGCACGCTCTGCACTTCGCTCGGCAGTTGTGCGTAAGTCACCGCACCTGACATCGTGGAGAGTGCTGGAAGCCTCGCTGCGGCCATGGTGCCAGTTGTGATATTCACTGCGTTGGTGGTGTCCGTGGTTGCGCTGGCGGCTAGTCCTGTCACCGCTAATGTGCCAGTGGTGATCCCAAGATTGCCGCCCAGCGCGTTGACGCTGCCGCCGTTCCATTGCACTGCCAGCGTGCCGCTCGTGGTGATTGGGCCACCCGTGATACCTGCGCCTGATGTGCCCACCGAGGTGACCGTGCCAGCGCCCCCGACCCCGGTCTGTAAGGCGTGGATCGTGCTGTCGAGCGTGTCGGCGTTGGTGTTGAGGTGATTTCCCCACTGGTTGTTGTCGGCGTCATAGATCGGCTTGTAGAGACCGAGGTTTGTGGTCTTGGTCCAGTCGGTTCCGCTCATGATACTGCCACCACGTCGAACGGGCCTGGCGCCCATACACCGGGCTGATTGCCGCACAGCGCGACGGTGCCGAACGTCCGCAACAGCAGCACTCGCCAGTCCTCCATCTCATAGGGTCCGACGCCATAGCCGCCCACGTCGTAGGGCGAGCCAAGGCCGCTGTTGGGGGGCACCAGGGAGTGGTTGGTTGCGTACCTGCCGACGCCCCAGGTGAGTGTGCCAAAGCCTCGCGGCGGAATTGGCGCGTTGTAGACCTGATAGCCGGATGCTGACACGCGCAGCACATCATACGGGTTGCCGCGCACGACCGAGGTCGCCTGCTCGGTGCAGAGCAGGTTGCCGCCGGTCAGCGCATCGTAGAGGTTGACGGTGTCGACCAGTCCCCAGTCGGAGCCGCACGCCGGCCACTGCACGCTGGCAGCGTTCGCAGCGAAGCCGGCTTCTGCGGTCTCCACGAACGTGGCAGGGCGGCGCACATAGCCGACGCCCGATACCTCCACGCCAGCCACCTGCAGGCCCATCCAGCAATTGAAGGGACAGGTGATGGAGGCGGCCATCAGAACACGCACGCCATCTCGGAGCGTAACGGTGCCCCGCTGTAGTCCGATTGCTGCTTGGCGAGGTCGGCCCGTGTCACTGCCTGCTGAAACAGCGCATCCATCTGTGTGGCGCGGTCGTCATCCAGCGCCCAGATCGCGCCCTGCTTGATGACGCCGTAAAGGTAGACGGAATACAGGTTCTCCAGGATCGGGTTGGTATCTGTTGGGAGCAGCAGCGGCCGCGGCTTGCGATACCATCCCATCAGTATGCTCTGCGGCACCCAGGACGGGTCTGGAGGGCTTGGCACCTGCGGGTGGGGTAAGAACTCGATGCAGTTCGCGACCAGCCTGTAGGCCACGCTGGGGCCGCTCAGCGCGGTGATGGCGTCGTAGGGCTGCCATCCTATCGGCGCGTACTGGTTATTCCAATGCCCGCTCCACTCGTCCTTCAGCACCAGCAGCTCGCCGGTGGTGGCGTCCCTGATGGACTCCATGGTGGCGAAGTCACTCGGCAGCGCGATGTAGGGCGCGTCGATCGGCTGGATTGCCGACGCCACCTGGCAGCGTGCGCGCAGGGTCTCGGCCAGCTCGGTCTCAACCGCTGCCACCCAGCCCGGCATGACGCCATTGGTCAGGATGTCCTGCCGGTTGAGATAGGACGCCACATCGGCCTGGAGTTGCGCGAGCGATGCCATCAGGGCGGCGCGGCCACGACGACGCCGTTGGAGGGTGGGGCTGCGGTGGTCCCCAGCGCATTGGTGGCGCTCACGACACACGTCGCCGTCGATCCGGCGTCGGCTGCCACGACAGGCAGCGTTGCGCCGGAGCCTGGGATGGAGGTGCCGTCCAGGCTCCACGCATAGGCGTAGCTGTGCGGCTCTGCTTGCATGCCCTCCCAGTTGCCCATGGTGCACGTAAGTTCGCTGCCAACCTGCTGGACATGCGGCACATCGACGTTGACCGGCGGTGCGGTGGGTGCCGGATCGGGGCCGCCCCCCTCCGGTGCATCGATGTCCAGCACTGGCTCATACTGGCTGGCCTCCAGCACTGCGCCGGCGGCGGCTGTCTCCTCGCCCTGTGCCAGTGCTTTGACCTTCGCGTCACTGATGCCGTCGGCCTCGGGGTACATGCGGATTAACGGCACCGGATCGATGTCGTCCGCGAGGACCGGCTCGATGGTGTCGGTGCCGCTCATTGTTCGGTCTTTGGGATTGGCGCGCTCTGCGCCGCCACCAACTCCGCACCCTGCTCCCAGGTCTTCTTGCCCTGCGCCAGCGCCTGCGCCAGCGCATCGGCAGCGCTATCGGCATCGGGATAGAGGCGATGCAGCAGTACTGGGTCGATGCCCTCGACCATCTGTGGCTCAGCGCCCTTGGTCTCCGGCGTCTGCGCAACGTGCCCTGCCATCGGTTGCATACTGCCGGCGGTTGCCGGTGCGCCGCCGACGCCCGGCGTGGGCTTCATGCTGCCGGCATGCGGAGCGTCGTGTTTCGTTGGGCTGGCCATGATGTTACTGCTCCCGGTTGGTGATGAGGGTGTTAGCTGTTGAACACGACGCGCCGCATCGCATCGGCGATCCAGCCCGCCATGTAGGCGTGCCCTGCGTCGTTGGGATGGATTGCGTCGCTGCCGATATAGATGTCGCTGTTCCCCGATCCATTTGGGGCGCCGGTATAGCCAGTCCCGGTAAAGCATGGGCCGTTCGGGTCGGTAACATTCGGGATGAAATACATTGCCGGGTCGCGGAACGCGGCCATTGCCGACGCCATAGCGGTTTCCATCGGCTGGGTCGCGGCCAGCGGCGTGCTATTGGCATCTAGCATCATGACGATGGGCACGGACGCCAGCACAGGCGTCGCACGGATAGCATTGAGGTAGGTAGTTACCTCTGTTGAAAGCTGGCCTGGCGTCGTGGGGGTACCGACGTCGTTCAGACCGCCGCAGATCAGCACGATGTCGGGCGCGGCTATCACCATGTCGGACAGTCGCTGGCGGAACGTGGTTTGCGTGCCGCTGGTATTGGCTATAAAACCCGAGCCGCCAACCCCCCCGTTCCAGACATCCTTGAAGCCCAACAGATCGCCCAATATCGCTGCGTAGCCATTGAAATCAATAGTTGCGCCCGCTGCCTGACACATACTG